CATGGGAGCGTAAGAGGGCTGAGAAATTAGCTGTTGAGCGCAAACAAAACGGAACAGAAGACTTTTAGTCCGTTCCATTCTATAAATTATCCTAGAACCGTTTATCGGCAGGAGAGGTAAGTATGGCATTGATTGACGAAGAAATTGAGAAGCCGAGTGAGATCGAGGCTGAAGAGCAAAAGCAGATTCAAGAGGAGGTAACTCCTGAACCTGAAGTTCCCAAGATTCCTGAGAAATACTCAGGCAAGAGTCTGGAGGATATTGTGAAGATGCACCAAGAGGCTGAAAAGCTGATTGGAAGGCAGGCACAAGAAGTAGGAGAGATGCGTAAGCTCGCAGACCAGCTAATTCAGCAGAACCTCAATAAAGAGCAACCAGTTGCTAAACAAGAAACAGAGATTGACTTCTTTGAAGATCCGAAAACAGCGGTTCAAAAAGCAGTTGAGACTCATCCAGACATTATCGCTGCTCGTGAAGCTGCACAACAGTTCAAGAAGATGCAGACTCAGCAGTTGCTTCAACAGAAGCATCCTGATTTTGCAGAAGTGGTAGGAGACGGTGAGTTCCAGGAGTGGGTTAAAGCCTCTCCGATTCGTTTGAATATGTTTGCTATGGCAGACAGTCAATACGATTTTCAAGCTGCCGATGAATTGTTGAGTACTTTTAAGCAGATTCGTGGTGTTAAAGCCAAGCAGACCGCTGATGCAGGCAAACAGGTTCTTAAACAGAATCTAAAGGCTGCATCCGTTGACACTGGAGGTACTGGAGAGTCTTCAGCCAAAGTCTATCGCCGTGCTGACCTAATCCGGCTAAAGATGACTGATCCTGATCGTTATGAACAGCTTCAGCCAGAAATCATGAAAGCATACGCCGAAGGGCGTGTTCGATAATCAATTTTTAGGAGTTTTATAAAATGGCAAGTACTTTTTCCGGCGCAAATGCCGTAACCACCACCAGCGCAGCGAATTTTATTCCTGAAGTATGGAGTGATGAGATTGTTGCTGCGTACAAGAAGAACCTGGTTATGGCTAACCTGGTTAAGAAGATGAACTTCAAGGGCAAGAAAGGTGACACGATTCACATTCCTAGCCCCGCTCGTGGTTCTGCTTCTGCCAAGGCCGCTGCTAACACGGTTACCTTGATCGCTGAGAGCGATACCGACATCTCTGTGTCTATCAACAGCCACTACGAGTACTCTCGTTTGATCGAGGACATCGTGGAAGCTCAAGCTCTGTCGAGCCTGCGCGGTTTCTACACGGAAGATGCTGGCTACGCCCTGGCTAAGCAAGTTGACACCAGCCTGATCCAGTTGGGTCGTGGCGCTAACGGTTCCAACGCTGCTAACCAGCAGTACTCTGGCGGTTTGATCGGTTCTACCGGCGCTGCTTATACCTACAGCTCGTCTAACGCTGCTGCTATCGCTGATGCTGGTATCCGTAAGGCTATCCAAGTGTTGGATGATAACGATGTTCCTATGGACGGTCGTTCTTTGGTTGTTCCCCCGGTTGCTCGTAACAGCATGTTGGGTATCGCTCGTTTCACCGAGCAAGCCTTCAAAGGCACGGGTTCTACCCTGATGAACGGTGAGTTCGGCGACATCTACGGTGTAAAAGTGTTCGTGTCCACCAACTGCGATACCACCGCTGCTGCGACTCCCGACAAAGTGGCTCTGCTGTTCCAGCGTGACTTCGCTGTTCTGGTTGAGCAACTGGGCATCCGTTCGCAGACGCAGTACAAGCAGGAATTCCTGGGTACGTTGTTCACCGCTGATACGCTGTATGGTGTGTCTGAGTTGCGCGACAAGAACTGTGTTCCGCTGATCGTTCTGGCTTAATTATAACAAAGACTTAAGCTTGCACCCCTAAGGCTCCATCTCAAAAGGATGGAGTCCTTTTTAAAGAGCCCTACGGGGCTTTTCAGAAAGGAAACAGAATGGCTACATTTAAGATGATTCACAACGATGATTCCAATCGCTACGCTGTCGTAGTTCAGGACGGGGACATCAAGAGTTTCCGTGATAACCCGGAGTGGGAAGAAGTATTTGAAGAAGTAAAAGAAGAGCCGAAGAAGAAAACCAAAGCTAAAGAAGAGTAAAATGGCTCAATTCACTTCAATGCCTGATATTAAGTTAACAGGAATTATTAACTTTGGCCCCCAACGTTCAGATATGGCGGGTCTAAAAACAAAAATTAATAATCAAGATTATTATTTTCTTCCACAAGACTATATTCAAAAAGGCATAACTGCTACCGGTGAATTTGGCTGGTATCCTGGAACTTATTTTAATCCTGGATTTTTAACTTCACAGTTTCAGCAAGAGTTAAAAGACAAAGGCACTTATGTTGATTTGTCTAATGTTCCAAATGTTGAGGCAGAAAATACTTACGGGGATTATTTAACTACAGCTGGACGATCTACTAAAGGTTATTTAGTCCCGATCAACAACACAACAAAAAATGTTGTTGAAAACTGGCAAAGAGCCAACTTAGGCCCAAACGGTGAAAGTGGAATTATTGGTGTTGGTAACACTCCAGATGGTATTGCCTATTTAAGAACCGACACGCAAGGTAAAGATCTTAGTTATACTCTACCAAATGGTCAGTCCTATCAGTGGAGCAAACCAAGCCAAACAACGTTCCAAAAGTTTATCTCTGATCTTGGCCCGTTGCCCACAATAGCTACCGCTATATTTGCTCCTCAGTTCCTTCCTTTGGTAGCCGGTGCTCAAACAGCTATTCAAGGCGGAGATCTTGGCGATGTGTTAAAAGCAGCCGGTACTTCTTATATTCTTCAACAAGGAACTAGCGCATTAGCCCCTGAAGTGGATCTTAATGCAGCAACTTCTGGGTTTCAGGATGTATACGGCGGAGCACTTCCAATTGAAGATGTAGCTGCTGCTTTTGATACTGTTGGTCCTTTGGCTGATACAACAGCAGGCATGGATACAGCTTTTGTGCAGGACATGAGCCAAGGTATTGAGTCTTTAACGCCCCAAGTTCCAGAAACTCTTGATACTGCGTTCTTACAAGACATGAGTCAAGGTATTCAACCTGTTGCTCCTCCAGAGAATCCTTTCCTTGCTGGTATGGAAGAAACCACAGCTACTGAGGGCGCTGGAGTAGCAGGTGCTCAGAATCCTACGGGTACATACACTGGCGGAGCTAACTATCTAAGTGGCATGGAAGAGACTGCTGCTACTGAAGGTGCTGGTGTTGCCGGAGCGGAGAATCCTACTGGAGCTACTACTGTACTTCCAACTGAAGCACCTAGCCTTACTCCTAAGCAGGCTTATCAGCTTCTTAAACTAGGGGCTGGATTGTTTGGTGGTGCCGGTGCTTTAACGATGGCTGCTAAAGGACTAGCAGGAGGAGCTGGAGCCTTAGGAGGTCTTGTTGGGCCTTCTATGCCATCAATTCAGGCTCCTACGCCCTTTACAGGCACGTATAGCGGTATGAACCCATACGATGCTGCTTATTTCCAGCAAGTGCAACAGAATTACAACAGATTGTTCCCAACAACTCCAGCCAATGTTGCTGGTCCGTTGGAGTCTTGGTATCAGACTAAATATGTACCGGATACGACAATCTCTAACAAATTGTTTGGAGTCTAAATGTGGGCTGACTTCCCAAAGTTTAAGCACCGTAAGCAAGCGATCTACCGTGGTCCTGGAGGCTCAGGAGATGCTACTGATGATGCAGCAAACGCAGCAGAACTGATTATTCAGAAGACTGACGAGGCGGCTGCTTATGCTGCTTCTGCGTCCACCTCAGCCACTAACGCTGCCGCTAGTGCGGCTTCTGCTGCTTCAAGTGCTTCTGGAGTAAGTTCTTCTGCGGCTGCTGCTGCTGCCTCGGCTGCTGCCGCTTTGGTGAGTGAGACTAACGCTGCCTCTAGTGCCTCTAGCGCATCATCTAGTGCCTCTAGTGCCAGCTCTAGTGCCAGCACAGCCACTACAAAGGCTTCAGAAGCGTCTGCTAGTGCCTCTAGTGCTTCCTCTAGCGCATCGTCAGCGTCCACCAGTGCATCTAACGCTGCTACGAGTGCATCTAGTGCATCTTCCAGCGCTTCTAGTGCTAGCTCTAGCGCCTCTAATGCCTCCACAAGTGCAGGGAATGCTGCTATATCTGCCTCTAATGCGGCTTCTAGTGCAACCACTGCTGCTGGCTATGTTCCTTCTGTAACTGGTAATAATGGTAAATACCTTAGAACCAATGGAACTTCTAATTACTGGGATACGGTAGATGCTCTTCCTTCTCAAACCAGTAATTCAGGTAAGTTTCTAACAACTAACGGTACTACTGCTTCTTGGGCAGTTATTTCAGGAGCTACTCCAACAGATGACGGTCTTGTTTATGGTTTGACAGATGCAGGAACATATTATCCTCCTGCAACTGTGGCAGGAACTTGGTTTGATAACCCTACCGCAACCAGTATTTATACCAATATTTCGGGTGACTATAATGGTCAAACTGGACCTGGTAATATTATCAGTAAAGCTTCTGATGGAACTATTGCGGTTGGTAAAACCCTAATAATTGAAATGACCTCAGTAGCTACAAGCTCTTTGGTTCAGGTCAATGCAGGTACGATTACTAATATAGTAATTGAAGGCGGTAGTTATGGGATTACAATCACATTCTCTAATTCTATTAATTGGAATGATTATGTCCATACTGGCGTAATCTTTAATTACAAATTAATTGTAAATTCTCTGATCTTAAGTGGAAATAAAGCAGAGAATGCTATATTAGGTTATAATGCTGGCAATAATATTACTACTGGCGGTGAGAATGTTATTGTAGGATCAGGTGCAGCGACTACATTGACAGAAGGTCGTAATAATATTATTATCGGTAATGCCGCTGAACCAACGTCAGCAACTACCAGTAATGAAGTAACGATTGGTAGTACAGCGATCACCAAAACACGCTTGCGTGGAGCTATTTTAGTTGGGAATAGTTCTCCTTCGGCTGGTACGTCTGGTCAGGTGCTGACTTCTAATGGTTCTAGTTCTGAGCCTTCTTGGACTACTTTGTCTACAGGAACTGTCACTTCGGTTGCTTTAACTGCTCCGACTGGGTTGACTGTCTCTGGTAGTCCTGTGACTACTTCAGGTACGTTGGCTTTGTCGCTAACCGCCGGTTATTCTATTCCTACCACTGCTTCTCAGACTAATTGGGATAGTGCTTATACAGATCGATTGAAGTGGGATGGCGGAGCAACTGGTTTAGTGGCTGCTACAGGCCGTACAAGCCTTGGGTTGGTGATTGGAACAGATATTCCTTCAGTCTCTGGCTCTGGTGCTACAGGAACATGGGGTATTTCTATCACAGGAAATGCAACCAATGTAACTGGTACTGTGGCTGTTGCTAATGGCGGTACAGGGGCTACAACGGCTTCTGGGGCTCGTACAAATTTGGGATTAGTGATTGGTACTGATGTACCTTCTCCGACTGGTACAGGGGCTTCTGGAACGTGGGGAATTAGTGTTACTGGTAATGCTGCAACGGTCACTAACGGACTTTATTCAACTGGCTCTTATTCTGACCCAACGTGGTTAACTACTTTGGCGGGATCTAAGATCACTGGCACTATTAATGGCGGCACATATTAAAGGAAAACTATGGCTTCTACTATCGTAACTAAAAACTCCAGCACTGCTTCTGCGGTTCCTGTCACTGGAGACTTGACTCAAGGTGAACTTGCAGTTAACGTAACTGACAAGAAATTGTACACCAAAGACAGCGGAGGCACTGTTGTCAAGCTGGTTGGTGGCTTGGGTAACCAGGAAGCTAACGCAGTGGCTATCACTGGCGGTTCTATTAATGGAACCACTGTAGGGGCTACCACGGCCTCTACAGGTGCTTTCACGACCTTGAGTGCCTCTAGCACGACTACTTTGTCAGGCGGCACAGCCAACGGAGTAGCGTACCTCAACGGCTCCAAGGTAGTCACCACTGGTTCTGCGCTGACGTTTGATGGGACGAATCTGGGTGTTGCTCTGAACAACAACACACCAAAAAACATTTCAGTTGCTTACTCGACTGTTCCCGGATACTTTTCAAATTCGTATGATGGGTCTGTGGGTCTTACCACGCTCTCAAATAACACTTGGAACAACTCCAACGGGTCAAGTTCGTGGGCTTCTTTTGCCAATACTGGATACAGTTCATCCGCACTTCAGTTTTCAGCAAGCACAGGCGCTTCAGATATTCGTTTCTTGATTGCTGGAGCGGCAAATACAAATCCTACCGAACAAATGCGCCTAACCAGCACAGGGCTGGGTATTGGGACGAGTTCGCCGAATGCGTTGCTTCATATTAAAGGAAGTTCTAATCCTGCAATTTATTGGGAAAATTCAACTTATGGAGCGGCAAAAAATGCCGCATTTATGGGTTCGTCTGGTCAACTGGTTTTTGGCAGAGCAGGAAGTTCAGATTGGCTCACCATCGACTCCTCCGGCAACCTCGGATTGGGGGTTACGCCGAGTGCTTGGGCGTCTGGATACAAAGCGTTTGATGTTAGCTCTGCCGGGGCGTTCACGGGCACTTCTTCTGGCGCACAAATCTGGTCAAACGCCGTAGATACAGCCACTGGCTCTAAGTATAAAAATACAGCCGCTGCCGGTACATATCAAATTAGTGGGGCAACTCACGCTTGGTACACCGCCGCCTCCGGCACAGCAGGTAACGCCATAACGTTCACCCAAGCAATGACGCTGGATGCGAGTGGGAATTTGGTTGTCGGCGCTACAAGTGCAAATTCAAAACTTGATGTCTATGGCGTCATTCGCTCTAGTAGGACTGAAAACTCTGGTTATTATTCAGAGTTCAAAACAAATTACAGCGATGTAAATACGTTGCAAATCACAGTGCAAGGAAGCACTGTATTGCAAGCTGGTGCGACAAATGATTTGAACATTTACGCATTAGGCGCAAACAATTTGAAGTTGTACACCAACAGCTCCGAACGCGCCCGTATCGACTCCAGCGGTAACTTGCTGGTGGGGGTGACGAGCGCAGGGGCAAGATTTCAGGTTCAGAGTAGCGGATCAACAAGTTCTACATATTGCACAAGTTTTTTGAATAACGGCGGTTTTCCATTATTTGATTGTCGTGATGATGGCCGTATTTCAACAGGGTCGAGAGGCGTCTCTCCTTATAACAATACAACCGCTTCTGCGGCAAATATGTATGTCGATTCAAGCGGAATACTGTATCGTTCTACATCATCTTTGAAATATAAGACTAATGTTAAAGACACTACGCGCGGACTTTCCGACTTGTTAAAACTGCGTGCCGTAACTTATGAAGGCAAATCAGAATCAGATGAAGGCAAGACCTTTGGTGGTTTGATTGCGGAAGAAGTGCATGAAGCGGGTCTGACTGAGTTTGTGCAATACGCCGAAGATGGAACACCAGACGCTTTGGCGTACGGCAACATGGTGTCGTTGCTGGTCAAAGCCATCCAAGAACAACAAGCCATCATTGAACAACTCAAGGCTGACGTAGCCGCACTGAAAGGAAACTGAAATGGATCGCCCGTGGTATGAGTTTCAGCCTAAAGAACGTGCTGCTGCCAAAAAAGCAGGAATGAAACAATACTTCACTGGTCGTCCTTGTAAACAGGGTCATGTTGCTTATCGTTGTACAGCAAACGGAACATGTAACGAATGTGCTAGCATTAAACAAAAAAAGACCATTAAACACAAACTACAACAAGATCCTGATTATTATAAAAAGAAGTATGCTAATAATCCTGAATATTATCGGGAGAAAGCTGCAAACTACAGAAAAAATAATCCTGATGCTGTTAAAGAGTCTTATAAAAAATCTATTCAAACCCGCAAACCCCAAAAAGCCGCTTTAGAACGTGCTAGACAAGCTAAAAAACTTCAAGCAACTCCGGGGTGGCTTTCAAAAGATGATGTTGCACTGATTCAAGAATATTATATTGCCGCACAGGAATATAAAGAAAGTTTAGGGGTAGTTTTAGCGGTGGACCATATTGTCCCTTTAAAAAATAAAAGTGTTTGCGGTCTTCATGTTCCTTGGAATTTGTGTTTAAGAACAAAATCAGACAACTCAAAAAAATACAATAAACTAACAGAAGATGCTTACTGGCCTAAACAAAGTGGAATTCTTGTCGCAGAATCCGCATTACCTTGGAATTTAAAACAGGAGAATTAAAATGCAAGTTACATGGACTATTACTGATTTAAACCGCCGCACCTCTGACGGTTTCGTTACCACAGCTCACTGGACTGCTACGGCAGTGGATGGTGACTTCTCTGCCTCTATCTATTCCACTGTTGGTTGGACAGAAGGGACTCCTACGGTTCCTTATGCTTCCCTGACCCCTGAAGCTGTTCTGGCCTGGGTGTGGGCCTCTGGCGTGGACAAGGAAGCCACTGAAGCTGCCTTGGCTGCAAAGATCGCTGCTGAGAAGAATCCCACCGCAGCTACTGGACTTCCTTGGTAATTTGTGGTATGCTCTTGGTTTTAACCAGGAGTTTACTATGAATATTACCCTCAGTCTGGATATTAATGAAGTTCAAGGTATTTTGAAGGTTCTCGGAGATCTTCCCACCAGCTCAGGTGCTTATCCTCTGGCGATGAAGATCAAAGAACAAGCAGAAGCTCAAATACCTAAAGAAGAGCCAAAAGAGGAATAAATGGACGAAGTTAGCCACAAAGAGATCTACGATAGGCTGGTTCAAGTAGAACAAAAGGTAGACACCATTGATGCAAACACCAGGAACATGGTAGGTGCATTTAATGCTGCCTCCGGTGCTTTTACGGTGCTTGAGTGGCTGGCTAAGGCTGTTAAACCTATCCTGATCGTTGGAGCCTTCTTTGGGGCTATCTATGCAGCAATTTCTCACAAGGTGTCCCCATGAAAGAAGGCTTATTGAACGGTAAAGTGTGTCCTATAGCTACTCAGGATATTCAGGTTAATCTGAAGAACCGCAATAACGCCTTCAAGAAGTTTGGCTATGGTCCTCCTGATCCTTCGTTGCCTAACGAGGTGTTCTGGATGAAGAAAGCCAAGATGTATAACGCTCCCACCAAGGACGTTAAACAGATGAGGTGTGGTAACTGTTCTGCATTTATTCAAACCCCTGCAATGCTGGAGTGTATCAAGTCCGGTATTGAAGGTAATATGGAGAACGAGAAAGAACTTGCTTATGAAGATCAATTCATGCAAGCAGCTAATCTTGGATTCTGTGAATTGTTTCATTTTCTCTGTGCTGGTTCCCGCACCTGTGATGCGTGGAAATCAGGCGGTCCTATCACGAAG